ATTATCTCTACGAATTCGCTCATACCTGTGGCTCCCAAGTTCCTCGTGATGTGAACACATACCAAAGAGGCTGGCATTGTGTGGCCTTGCTTTTTTCTGTGCATGAATAATTTGCCCACGCTTTTCCGGTCTTGGCAGACGTTCCTTCGCGCCAAATTCGATGGCCGTGAACGCACTCCGGGGCAGCAGCTACAAGCTCACCGCCAAGTTGGCTGGCAATCTCGTTAAGGGTTGATTTGACGGGCTGGCTAGTAGCCCAAGGGTCATGGTCATCGATAGTGGAGGCGACGACTTTAGCTTCGACGTGTTCGACTTTCTCCATGTCCTGACGCGTAGGCCTTTCAGGCGTACCTAGCAAAAGCCCGATAGCGCGGCCGATTGCGGAAGTGACAGTATCTTCGACAAAGAACCGCTTCATTTGCACGTTGTAAGTTGCCACATTTCCAAAGGCGTAATCGATGGCCGATGGTGTTAAATCTTCGTATTCACGATAGACCCGGCACTCGACGAATATGTAACCCTTTTCCGGGTTAAAATCCACGATCTGATTCTCAATCCGACCGGTGGGATGTGTATCCCAAAAGCGTCGAATCCTTGCAGCTACATCTTCGTAGTTATCCAAGAACGCCATTAGGCCACGACCCTAGATGAGGCGTGGCGTGTAACTGCTCTGCCGCGTTGATAGCCGTCTTTGTGGCCTTCTTTGTATCCGACCGAGTAACTCACGATGGCCCATAAAATGCAGGCAATCGCCATAAGGACAAAGAGTCCGATTTCGCTTGTTGTCATTTTGCTCCCGATTCTGGGAACCGACTACCGGCTCCCGAATCAGAGAGTGACACCTTGGGCTGACATAATCAAGATTCCCGCCTAAGTGTCGGCGTGTCGAACGGTTAAGGGTGGTCTTTAATATGCTCAATCATCAGCGTTCGGATTTCTCTGACGTCGGCTCTAATCCCCTCGGCAAAGCCGTTAGAGACGGGTCTCGAGTTCTTTTCTGAACGAGCTGCATAAAGGGCAGCAATGCCAGAAATCGTACTCGCTGCGATTAATCCGACCGCCGTGATTGCATCGGTCATTTCCGGCCGAAGGTCGCGTCGTTAGGGTTAAGCCAGCGGAGAATAACGGGTGCAACGGATGCCAGACCTGCCATCCCGATGGCCTTTGGGTCTGTAATCCCGGCCAAATAAACGGTGAGACAAGAGGCCATGAAAGACCTAGCCCAAGAGGCTGCTAATGCTTTGAATTCGCTCATAATCCTAGCCTTTCGATAAGTTCAGCGGCTTTCGCTGGAGTTATAGAGATTTCAAAGTGCATTTCATCAGAACGATGACGGAAATCTCCACCCCACATCATGCCGTACTTCTTGGCCAAAGCTCTCAACATCGGCACTTTCTCGATTGGGAATGTCCCCTTCTTTCCAAGAGGGTGCTTGGTGGCATTGAGGTCGATGGCGGTGCCGGATGAATGATTGCTCAGCTTGTCCGTGGCCCCACGAACCATCCGAAAGCAATAACCCCAGTCATCCAATGCACCACCGTCGATGGGCTCAATCAGATCGTTAAACTCTTTACAGAATCCAGCGACCAATGGCGCAACGGCTTTCGCACATCGAACCTTGAGCTTTGTCCCCTCGATGGGAACACTCACTATGCCAATTTCGGCGGCGTCTTTAGACGCGACCCAGTTATTTTGACTTAGTAGCTGACTCATCGGTGGCAATCGGTGTGGATTGTTCCGCTTGTTGCTTGTCGTATTCTGCTTTGGGCATCCAAGTGAACTCGTCTGTTCCTCGTTCAATTTTGACCCACTCAACAATATCACCTGTTGATTGGGTTACTTCATAAGTTTCAATTAGTTTCATTTTACAACTCCGCACTAAATCCGAAATAGGCAGTAGTGTCACCTTCGCAACGCACTGTATAAGGTCTGTATTGTGTCAATCCTGAAGCAACATTGACTGTAATAACCGCTATGTTTGCATTGTTATTATTTGTATCCATTGAGTAACTAGTTGGCGCATAGGTATTTGCGTCATCTGATAGCCTCAAAGTACCACCAGATTCGAGCGTAGTGACTTTTGTTCTCATTTGAACTGGATAGTTCATAAACAACTTTGCAGCGGTGGTTCCTGTTGCCCAGCCACCATTAGTTAAAATTGCATAACTGCTTGCGGTTGAGTTTGTTCGGTAGTAATAACGCTGGCAAGCGGCTAATTCTCCTTGAAATGTTGCCCCATTGGTGCGAAAAGGTAATGCAACGCTTCCTATGTCAATCTGTACGCCTGTTATTTCAAAGTAATCATTAACACCAGCCGTACCTACAGGTGTGTAATAGAAATTAGGTACTAACTGCGCAGCCGTTGAACCAATAGCACCTGTTATTGTGAAACGTTGCCACGTTGTTGTAAGTGTTGCTGTGCCTGTTATTGGAGTTGTTTCACCTGTTAAACCTAAGATGATTTGTCCGTCTGTTCCCGTACCTGTTGTGACTTGATTAGTCAATGCAGATGATGCCGCTGAAAAGTTTGCACCTGCTCTTGCATAATAAGACAAAGTGACAGTTTTGCCCGCATAAGGAATTGAATTAACTGACTCAAAGTTTTGTGCCAAAATCAAGGCAAGTGTTGATGTATTGGCAGCCGTTCTTTGAATACGTGAGCAATACTGAATAAATGGCAAGTTAGTAGTATCGCCTGTCACCTGTCGCGACATAGTTATTCCTGTTGTAAAACCTGAAGGACGATAGAAGTTCCAACGGTCTGCGCCATAAGATGAAGCAACGCTTGAAGGATTGCTTAAACTTGTGCCACGTTGCCAAACGTTCATCGCTGAATTAAGAACAGGATTAGGTATTGGATTACCAGCCGTATAGCGCAAACCTGTAGAGGCGGCACTATCTGCTACGAGAGTGCTTCCGTTGGCTCCAGCTGCGAGATTGTCGAAAGTCGCTGAGCCAGTTCCTACAATCAGATCGCCCTTGGCCGTGATTTCTGTAGCCATTGAATTCGTGATTGTTACCGTGCCGGATGTTCCGCCGCCTGAAATACCAGTCCCAGCAGTGACACCGGTGATGTCACCGACATCATTGGTAATCCAAGTAAAATCCATATCTGTATTTGTTGTCTTGGATAGAATCTGGCCTGTGGTGCCACCTTTAAGGTCGGCCATAGAGGTATCTACGGCTTGACCAAAGACTGCAAAATCAGCAGGAAGGTCGGTTACTAAATCTGTCGGCGTTGGCATTTGCCAGCCGAAGTTACTGGTCGGATTGCTCATCTTTTCTCCTTACGCGACTATCGTCGCATCTTGCCATTCGAGAGTTCCCGAGATGGTGTTCCATTTTTCTAGCACTGAGACTTCTTGCCATTTCATAGCTTGAAGGCTAAACGCCAACGGTGAAAGCAAAACCGTCACCGAGACCGAATTATACGCTGCCCGGAACGTCCATCCCTCGACGAAACCCAGATAAGTTCCAGCAGACATATTGAGTGGCAAATCCGAGATTCGTAACGGAAGTCCCATAAAGATGTTAATCAAAGAATCCCGGTCTGTGTTATCAATTTCTGGATTGGTCAATTCGTATGTGATCTGATTGAACATCGGCAACGGATAGGCCCGGAGAGTTAAATAGAAGGCTGCTTGCGCATCGGCGTCTGTATGATTCTTTAGGGTCGTCATAACTATCTGGGCCAGACGTCCATAAATGGCTATCGAATCCGCATCCTCAAAGGGAGTGGTCTCATTGGCTGAGTTGGCCCCGTACTTCAAAGTCACCGAGTTCCGGACGTCTCCAGCTCGTGTCTGGATAGTGATGCCGTTCGATAAAGCCTGAGCTGCTGAAAGGTCGGTATAGCCGTTAGTAGCAAGATAAATGCTCCGATGAGTCGAATCGGCATAACTGATTCTGCCCTGAGCGTCCTCATAAATATAACCAAGTCCGGACGTAGCAAGTGCAGAGACCAAGGAATAAACCGTCGTCCGGTCGGCAGTTCGTGCAGCTAAGTCGTAATTGCCTGGAGTATCAATCTCACCAAGTCCCACGTTCTCGGCATTGGCCCAAGTAGTCGCCGGGTCGTATGTGGCCCACGTTAAAGCGGCTGGAACCTCGCTCCAGTTATTGAGAAGCAAGTCTTGCAATATATGAAGGATTTGAGTTCCGTCATGAGCTGAAGTTAGTGTCCCATCGGTAAGAGCTTTAGGAAGTCGCGACAATGCTCCAAGCGCGATGATCGAAATAGTCTGATTAATTCCCACTACGCCGGAACTAGAAACTGAGATAGATACGTCAGTAATCGTGCCGCCAAATATCGGAGTAAAAGTCGCAGTTGAATCTTTAAGTTCGATTGTGACTGAATCGTTGATATTTATATTCACGACAGATTGGTCAAGATTTATGAGCTGCATATTCACATAACCGGCATTGGCCTGTTCGTAGATATTAGTCCGGCCAGAAGTTATTGTGAGATTAGCAAGCGTAAAGTTGGTGTAAATCGTCCCTTGAATGGTGACGCGCCAGATTGGATTCCAGACTGTCACACTGCGACCAAGTTGCTAGAACCACCCGTGCCACGGTAAGCCGAATTATTAAGGGTATCTACAATCGTCCGAGCCGTGCCTTCTGGGTCAATTGCTCCATTGACCGTGATGCTAATACGTGCAGCATTTTGAGAATCCGTAAAACCACCGGCACCCATAGCAGCTAAACGAGCGGCATTTTGTGAATCGGTAAATCCACCACCGGCGATGCTGGCGGCCGCTTTAGCTGCAGAACTAGCTGCGGAAGAGACCGACGTCGAAGTCGTGCCGGAAGTCGAAGTCGATGGAAGGGCAATCTTTGGGATTGTCGTGCTTGTTGTAATGCCTGAAGTCGAGACGGTTGGCATTTTGACGGTTGGGGCTCCACTGACTGGAATAGTCGGGATGTTTGGTAAAAGTGGGATGGAATTGTATTTAGTAATCAGCCAGTTGATAACTCCGATGGCCGCTTCGACCGCAGTCGTAATGGCTCCAATAATGCCGCCGATGATATTAATGACACCGCCAGCAATCTTTCCTACGATCTGAAGGGCTGCTCCTAAAGTCGTTCCAAGAACCGGTGCTACGTAATCCGCGATTAACTTTCCAAAAGCCAGAAATGCATCCATGTTTTCACCGATGGCATCTTTGACGTATCCGAAAGCTTTAACGAGACCATTCCAGATTGGAGTGAAGACGTTGCTCAGAGTTGTACCAAGATTCGTAATATAAGAGGTTAATCCATCAGACTTATCAGAGAAGGCATTCGATAACTTCTCCACGATTGGCACCACGTACTGAGTAAAATATCCGACTAACTTCTCCAAGATAGGAAAAAAGGCGTAGCCAATAGTCTCTTTGGCTTCATTGAATGTGGTCTTGAGAATATCCATCCGACCCTGAAAGGTCTGGGCGTTACGAGCTGCGGCACCGCCGAACAAATCTGAAAGACGCGTCTGGACTTGGGTGAAATCCATCGTCTTAAGTTCGGCCGATGATAATCCAACGCCTAATTTTCCGAGGGCAGTCGTGTTCCCGTCATAAGCCTTGCCTAACGAATTTGCCACCGTTTCGAGCGGTTTCCCGGTTTGCGTTGAAATATCAAGGGCCAAAGAAAGAAGCTCTTGGGCTTTACTCGCATCTTCGGTCGAGATTGCCAGCCGTGATAAAGCCGGGCGAAGTTTGTCGTCCGAGACTCCGGTGGCCAAAGACATCTTGAGAATCTGCTTTTCCACAGAAGCAATCTGGTCATTTGTTGCACCGGTCGCGTTCTTTAACGCGCTGGCTAATTTAACCTGCGATTGTTCGTCTTCGATGGCTGCTTTGACTCCATCGACGCCAATCTTGATTGCGTAGGCACCAGCCGCAGCAGCTGCGGCCGCAAAGGCTAGACCGGCTTTCTTTCCGAAGTCTGTAACCTTGCTACCGAAAGAATCGACCTCAGTTGAGCCGACATTAAGATTCTTTTTCAGATCATCAATATCAGCCAGAATGGATAACTTGAGAGTTCTTGAACCAGCGGCTGCCATGTTACGTCCATTCCTTTAAAATCTTTGTGAATGCATTTTCCCACTCATTAAC